TCAAATCGCCAGCCCCCCACCCAGCGGGTTTAATGTTACCGCGTGCTTTAGGTAATCAGGGGCAAGGTGAGCATAAACCATCGTCTGCTGTATGCTGGCGTGCCCCAGAATCTGCTGTAGCGCAATAATATTCCCCCCGTTCATCATGAACCAGCTTGCGAACGTATGGCGAAGCACATGCGTGGCCTGCCCGCGTGGCAGATCTGGCTTAACCTTTTTGAGCCGTTCGCAAAAGTTTTCATAGTCAACTTTGAACAGTGGCCCCGTGTCGCTGGTTTTTATCTCTTTTTCCAGTTCTTCCGATATCGGAACCGTTCGCTTTTTCCCGTTTTTGGTTTTGAGGAACGTTACACGCCCGTGGTTAACCTGCTCGCCTCGCAGCGTGCTGCCTTCTCCCCATCGTGCGCCAGTGCTGAGGCATACCAGGGCTACGCGCCGATCGTCACCGGTCAAAGTTTCCAGCAGCCTGCCGATCTCTAACTTCGTTAGATAGGTCATGGCGGGCGGCGTTTCTTTCAGCGGTTCCAGACCCTTACAGGGGTTTTCCTTCCTGAACTCTTCCATCTTGATCAACGCGCTGAACATGCCGGAAAGTCGATAGATATCACGATTAATCGTGGCAGCGCTGATTCCATCGTCCAGCCTTTGGCTTCGGTGCTGCGCTATCGTGCGTTTGCTCAACCGATTAACGGCTGGATCACCCAACGCCCTGATCGTTTTATTCAGGTGCCGTTTCTCAATTTCGCCATTTTCCAGAGTCTGCCCATACAGCAACCACCAAGCTTCTAACAACTCGCTTAAGGTGCGGCGATCTACGCTCGCGCCTAGCCATTCTTTTTTGTCGGCGTTGACCAATACATAACGCTCAAAAAGTACAGCTTCTTGTTTCTTATCGAATCGCCTGCGGATGCGTTTTCCATTACGCCCACGCGGGTAAACGTCTACTTCGTATTGACCACCTTCGAGCTTCTTAATCGACATAGCGAAGCCCTCCAGTGCAATTGTTATTTTGCGCTGATTGTTCTAGCGCAAAGAAAAACCAGATTTTTAACCAGTCTTGAGGCCGGAACGGCGCGACATTGTTCTTCCTTGCCCATCAGGGGAGAGAGCCGGGGAAACCTGCCCCGCAGACGGTGCGGTTTTATCAGTCATGAGCCAAAGGGCGTATTTTTCGAATCTGGGGTGATTCGTAAAATTAACCATAAATTTTTCAGTCATTTGGATGCCTTTCATTTCATAGTTATTGAGAGTTCCGTAGGGAACATCAAGCATTTCAGCTAGTTGCGCCCTTGTTAATCCCTCTGCTTCTCTGATTAGGCGGATCTTTTCGCCCAGGCTTGACGAATTAGCCATATCTGTCTAATATCCTCGTTAATTGGTCATATGTGTCTAACTTAGGCGACCGCCTAGAGCAGCTACAGCCAGCTATAAGCGGCCAAACACCAAAGAGGATTATTACACATGAAAGACAAATACCCAGAGGGCTACATTGAATTGCGCCACCCTGTGGACGCAGTGCCAACCCCAAAATTTGCCGAAATGATCGGTAAATCCGCCAACGCAGTGGGCGACATGGTTCGTGACGGTAAGTTGCCGGTTGTCCAGATGAAGAACCCGGAAGCCCTGAATGGTCGTTCGGAAAACTGGATCTACATCCCAGAATTTAACCGCGCCATGCGTGACGCATTTTTCAACCGCCCAAAAGAGCAGCGCGACGCCTGGTTGCTGTGGATTGGGCTGTAAGACATGACCGCGCTTATCGTCGATATGCTGATCAGATCTGCGGTGTCGGCATGGTGCTTTTTTTCAGGTGCCGGAATCATCTTCTTACTTCGCTACAAGCCTAAGGGCATTCGTTTTGCCGAAATGCTAAAGCCTCAGCTTCATGCTGCCAGTGTTGTTTTAGAGGTACTGACCTGTGGAGCGCTGATCACTGGTGCAGTAGCGTTTGTTGTGAGTCGGTTATTTTGAGGGCTGGATATATGGAACAGAACAACGAACAGCAGAACCATGTACGTGAATGTACTGAAATTCTGGATACCCATTTAAAGGATATGCAAACGGGTTTCATGATTCGAACCAATAGCGGCGAGTTCATGATCAGGGATAAAAAGCTAATTAAGAAAATAACCAAAGATGTGGCCCGCCATGTTGATGGTGAACTTCTTAAATTAGGAATGTGAGGGGGCTATATGGCTGTCCAATTAATACAGTTAAGCCGTCATTCTTATATATATCGTGGCTTCACTATTCAAAAATGCCCGCGTAATCCTTTTACGTTTAAGCATTCTTATCGAATCTCCAGCAATGGTGACTATTATGGGCGTGACTTTGCTTTAGCCGAAGCCATGCAGACGGTAGACGGTATGTACAAGCAAGGGGGCAGCAATGCACGATAATGGCCCATCACTGGCAAGCCTGCTTAAGCACGGATGCCAGGTAACACACTTCAAAAACCTGAACGGATGGCTTGAAACACCGGACGGGAAATTCTTTAAACCGGAACCTAATAAGGTTCAATTTATAAAGGGAATGAGTAAACCCTTTGTTTATACGAAGAAGATAAACAAAGGATTACTTTTCACTCTTATTAATACGTTCAGAGGTTTAATTGGTTCATAACGCCAATTAATCAGTAATTAAAAACAGTCTTCACTGTCGTCATTTAATTAAATGATGGCGCTTTCACTCATCCTAAAAAGGATAAATAGCATGTTAAATAAACTGTTTGGTAAGAAAGTAGCAGCGGCAAAAGTTGAACTTAAGAAAGTGGAGAACCGCGATCTTATGGAAGCAATTGTCGGCGGTTGCCTGCTGGTATCTGCCGCCGATGGCGAGATCGAAAAAGAGGAAACCACCAAGCTGGATCAGCTTATCCGCTCTAATCCGCGTTTGGGTCATTTCGGCAATGAAATCACATCCACCATCAACCGTTATACGGAACAGCTTGAAGCTGGCTTCCGCGTCGGGCGCATGAACATTCTGCGCGAAATCGACGACATCAAAAACGATCCGAAAGAGGCCGAAGAAGTCTTCGTCAACATGCTGACCATCGCCGAAGCGGACGGCCAGATCGAACCAGAGGAACAGAAGGTGCTGGAAGAAGTAGGGCGCCGCCTGGGCCTGCGCGTTGAGGATTATCTCTGATGCCGCGCCTGCTGGATTCATTGCGTCCAGCGCTGGCCCTGCTGCTGGCCTTCATGGTGGTAGCAGTGGACTTCACCAGCTACCTGCTTTCGGTGATTGGCGACGCCTTCTTCGTTGGCGCTCTTCTTCTCCTTGTCTGGCCTGCCCTTAAGTCAGCTAACCAATCAACGGATCACCAGTAACAGATTGCCGGGGAAACCCGGCAATTTCTGAGGCTTCGAACCATGACCAAACGCGATCAATACAACTTCATCCTGCACGTTCTCCTACCTGCTGTAGAGCGTGAAGGGCTGACGATTAAAACCCGCCGCGATGGTGAGTTAACTCTTTCGTCTGACGATCCATCTGTTTCCGGCTTTATCGAAGATATGCGCCAGCGCCTTACCACTGCGTTGCAGCGTCCGGTAGTTCCTTCTTCCCCTTACGGAGTTTAATTGTATGAGTACTAATCAACGTAATCAGTTTTTCAGCGCCATTCTTACCGGGGCTATGGCTAATCAATCGTTTAAAGGAAAGCCAGCCGCTTCGACTATGCGCCATCTTTGGAAGTTGGCAGATATGGCTGTTTATCATGGCGAACATCGTGAATCACCACGTGATATAGCACTTCGTTGGCTTGGAAAAAATTACGTCATTATTGACACGGAAACTACAGGGTTGGGGGATGATGCGCAAATTGTTGAGATTGCGATTATTGATTTAAAGGGCAATGTATTAATTGACACATTAATCAAGCCAACAATTGATATTCCAGAAGAAGCCACTGCTATTCATGGAATCACCAATGAAATGGTGAGTGATTCACCGTCATGGTTAGATGTGCTACCCGATGTAGTCAATTCTATGGGTGATCGATGGATTGCCTACAATGCCGAATTTGACAAGAAAATGATTAAGCAGGTGTCTGGCGGGTTACTGGACACTGAGTTTTTAAAAGTGCTTAACCCATTCTGCGCGATGAAGCTATATGCAGAATTTAACGGCGAATGGGATGTTTACCGCCGCCAATATAAGTGGAAAAAATTAGTAGATGCTGCCACTACACTGAATGTCTGGCCGGAAGTTACAGATAATGATACCCCGCACCGCGCGCTATTTGACTGTCGTTTAACTCTGCGCGTCATTCACGCTATTGCAGGGGTGGAATTATGATCCGCCCGTTCATCAAATGGGCAGGGGGTAAAACCCGTGTCCTTCCTGACCTGCTGCCGCATCTGCCGAAAGGCGATTGCCTGATCGAACCGTTCGTAGGTGGTGCATCTGTATTTCTCGCCACTGAATACCGCCGCTATGTGCTGGCCGATATCAACCCTGATCTTATTAACCTGTATCGTGAAGTTACCCGCTACCCGGATTTAGTGATCGACGCCGCCCGCGAACTGTTCAACAGCAAGAACAGCCCGCAGGGGTATAACGAAGTTAAAGCCGCGTTCAATAAGCAGGCTGGCACGGTAAAAAGTGGTGGGTTGCGTTATGGCGCCGAAATGGCGTGCATTATGCGCGCCGCTCAATTCCTGTATCTGAATCGCCACGGTTATAACGGCTTGTGCCGCTACAGCCGCAAGACCGGTTTTAACGTACCGTTTGGCAAGTATAAAAGCGTCTTCTTTCCTGAAAATGAAATCCGCCTGTTTGCGGAAAAAGCCAACGACACAAAAGCGATATTTCTTTGCGCACCGTTCCAGCGTTCTCTACAGGTCGTCACTGGCGGCGATGTTGTCGTTTACTGCGATCCTCCATACCTGCCAACCAGCAAAACCGCAGATTTTACCCAATATTACGGCGAATCTTTTTTAGCAGATAACCACCGCCAGTTAGTCCAGGCACTGCTGGAAGTTAACCGCAAGCATGGCGCGAAGGTCGTCATTTCGAACAGCGACACCGAAGCCACCCGCGAGATTTATCAACCCTTCAAGCTGCACGAAATCAGCGTGCAACGCTCTGTCAGCACCGACAAAGACAACCGCCAGAAGGCCAAAGAAGTGATCGGCGTTCTCCGTGTGTCTCGCAAACGTATAGGGGCAGAGTGATGGAAATTCATCAATTGAAAATCCGCTCTGAATTTTTCCACGCGGTAAAGATTGGCCGGAAAAAAGCTGAATTCAGGCTCAACGATAGAAATTACCAGGTTGGTGATCTTATTTGCCTGTGGGAAATCGGCGCAGATGAAAAGCCAACTTTTAACAAGCTGGAGGCTTGCATATCGCACGTTACTGACCTGGATGAATGGGCGCCGGGCTATGTGATGTTGAGCATTGATCTGTTCAAAGAACCTCTCTGGACCAAGCCGGAGGGCGTTCGATAATGGCAAAAATTTATATCGCTGGCCCAATGAGTGGTTTACCGGGCTTTAACCGTCCAGCGTTTCACCGTGCTGCTGGTCACATTGTACGGCGGGGAAACGTTGCCCTTAACCCGGCGATTCTGCCGGATGGCTTAGAGCAAGCGGAATACATGGATATTTGCTTCGCTATGCTGCGCTGTGCTGACGGGATCTTTTTGCTGGATGGCTGGCAGCAGTCTGCCGGGGCTAAGGCGGAGCGCGCGCTTGCGGAAAAGCTGGGGTTAGATATTCAGTACCAGGTAATTGATCGGTACACGGGGGCCTAATGACCACGGCAACCCGTGGCCGTCGCGCCCCTTCTCCGCCGCCACCATATCCGGGTAGCTCTGATGATGCTACCCCTTATTCGTATGGCGGGAATAAACCATACCAGCCGATTGGCGTTGATGTAGCGCCGGGGCTGGATGGCTTCGATTATCTGTTACCAGACGGCACGCGGAAGCATATTGCGTTTAGCGAACTGGTAACGGAAGACGAAAAGCCGGATCGCAGCAAGCTGCTGCGCCGCCGTTTGGCTTCTCTCCCGCAATATGTCCGCCGCCACTTTGCCGCAAAGCTGGATACGCTGGACGCGAAAGACCGCAAAGCGGCAGATCACTGGCTGGTAAATACGTTTGAGCGGCACGTATTAACGCGCATTGATAATGTAAACAGCGTTTACCAGCCTGATGGCGTGATGCCCGGCGTGTTGCTGCCAATACGCGAGCAGCTTTTCCGTATGCTGTGGGCAGGGAAAAAAGAGTTAAAAAGACTGGCTTATACGCTTGCCGATATCTTTACGAGCGAGTTTATACGCGAGTCCGATCACCAGTTGGCGACCACCGGCGATCCTGAACTTGCGGCGCTTTCTGGCTATGGCCGTATTGCGTCGCTGGCGGTGCATCTAAAAACGCCGATCCCCGGTTGGACAGCGTATTGCAATGAAGAACTGGAAGCGGAGGACGCGTTACGCGCGGTTCTGCGCCTTGAGTCACCGCAGTGGTGGTTAAACCGCCTGCGCCGTATTCATGCCCGCTGGCGTGAGCATTTGATGATCGCAGCGGGATACGTCCAGAAAAAATCTTCCCCATACAGTAGCGCACCGTGCCTTAAGGAATGGTTGGCCCAGAAAAAGGCTAACCGTGAATACCTTAAGGCTATGGAACTGGAAGACCAGGACACGGGCGAACGTATTTCCCTGATCGATAAAGTCGCCGGTAGCGTTGCCAATCCGGCCAACCGCCGCCGTGAACTTATGACGAGAATGCGCGGATTTGAAGATTTGGCAAAGCTGGAAGGGCTAGCCGGTGATTTCTACACGCTGACAGCGCCTTCCCGTTACCACTCTATGCAACATAACGGGCATCGTAATGGTAAATACGGTGGCGCTTCGCCGCGTGAGACGCAGCAATATCTTTGCAGGGTCTGGGCGAGAACCCGCGCCGCGTGGAAGAGAAAAGGGATCCGTGTCTTTGGTTTCCGCGTCGTTGAGCCGCACCACGATGCAACGCCACACTGGCATTTACTGCTATTCATGCACCCTTGCGATATCGATCAGGCACGCGATATTTTTTGTTTCCACGCCCGCCGTGAAGATTCTGCCGAATTAAAAGGCTCGGAGGCTTTGAACCGGGCGCGTTTCCACGTTGAACCGATTGATCCAGATAAAGGATCTGCAACCGGGTATATAGCGAAATATATTTCGAAGAATATCGACGGCTTCGCGCTGGATGGCGAGAAGGACGACGAAACCGGGGAAGATCTGAAAGAAATGTCCAGACGCGTTAGCGCGTGGGCGTCACGCTGGGCTATTCGGCAGTTTCAGCAGATCGGCGGTGCGCCGGTCACGGTTTATCGCGAACTTCGCCGCCTGGGCAATCGTGAACTGGTGTTACATCCTGAACTGGAAACAGCACGGCAGGCCGCTGATGCAGGCGAGTGGGATAACTACGTATTAGCCCAGGGTGGCCCGTTGGTTGAGCGCGATAATCTGCGCATCCGTCTGAATTACGAAACCACCGAAAACGGCAACGCCTACGGCGATGACGTCCAGAGAATCACCGGTATCTATTGCCCGATGACGGGCAATGGCTCTTTGATCTTTACCCGCACCACTCAATACAAAATCGTGCCGAAGCGCCAAAGCGCTGACGGTGTGGCCGTTGACGTTGATTTTTCAGGCGGCAACGCCGCCCCTCGGAGTTCTGTCAATAACTGTACGCGGGATCCCGCGACAGGTGCAGACGGTCTTGAACATGCCGATCACGAAGTGGGCGAGACGGTGAATTTTGATGCGCTTTCCCGGCAGGAAAAGAGGGAGCTTGCGCAGCGGCTTAGTGGCGATGTGCGAAGTAAACGTAAAAAGCGGCCACCGGAACGGGAAGAGGGGGCCGGGCTATCAGTCAAAGAGCAGCAGATCAGTGAACTGCTGGCGCTGCGTGGGATTGATGCCAGTACCGCAATGGTCAGATCGATGATGGCCGGTGCATCAGTAGCGTGCGGCGATCTCATTATGACCGTGCAGGACGGGCGGATGGTATCGCGGAACCGTGCCGCGTCCGGGTTGGATAAGCGACCTTCTGAGTTAATGGCGGCGAAGCAAAAAACAACCAGTCTTGTGAACAGGATGAAAGCAGCATTTTCGCGGAATTAAGCCGCTGTAAGCCGCTCTAAGGGGCTGATATCCACTTTTCACACAACCGAAATAGTTATGACTTTCGCCGTTTTCTGCTTATAGTGTGCGCGATTTTATGTCATAACTATAAATATTAATATTTCTGCTATTTGCAGCGTGGAACATTTCGGAGGCTCTCATGACTATTCAAAAGCCAATGAGTCGCATATATGAAAAGATAAGCAATGCTGGTTTTAACCGGGCATTCATCAATAGACTACTTCCAGAGTGGTGGGATGAGAGCTTGGCGGAAACCCCGGCTGGTAAGCAGTATGCCAGTTTGCATTTAGCTCGTATCTTTAGCCTGGCACCCGATAGCCTCAAGGATGAATCAGGAACGGCTAGCTTTTGCTTTGATGGGCATCATCGCTTTAAACATCGTGTCAATGTTGGTGAAGATGACCTTACTGTAGCAACTGCTGTTGCCTATTCAGCAGCTAGAATAGCGGCTAACAACTTTGGTATTGATTACGATCCTGACGTGAATCTTGAGTGGGCATCTGTACGCGGCCGCCTGCTTGAAGAATCTCCATATGTGACTTTGCCTTCCTTAGTCCGGTTCTGTCATACCTCTGGTATTCCAGTGGTATTTATCAAAAATTTTCCAGCTAAAGCCTGCAAAATGGCAGGTATGGCGCTTATGTGTTCTGGGCGTCCAGTTATAGTTTTAACTCAACCTCAAAAGTACGGTTACATGCTATTTGATCTGGCTCATGAGTTGGGGCATATCGCGAAAGGGCACCTTAAAGATAGTGAAGATGGTGTCTTTGTAGACCGTAAGATTGATTCTGGTATTACTGCTGATCTGGAAGGTGAGGCCAACAGCTATGCTTTCGGTCTAATGTCGGGTAAAGAAGCACTGCGGATAATTCCTGAAACAGGACGATTCATGAAAGCCGATCAGCTTGCACGAGCAGCGAAGCATTTTGGCGAAGTGAATGCAGTAGATCCAACGCATGTGGTGCTTAATTATGGTTTCAGTCAGAAGCAGTGGCCGGCAGCTATGACCGCTTTGAAGTTGCTATGCGCTGGCAAACCAGTTGATCAGGATGTTGTCCGCACCATGCTGATGGAAGATATTGATCAAGATTACATAAGTGAAGATGACCTGGAGTTGTTAACAGCACTTTGCGGGGCGTAAGTAGTGATCGTTTTATCAGACAATGATGTCATTCTAAAGCTGGCACAGTGCGATTTATTAAAGCATCTACCTGAAATTCTTAACGAAAACGAGCATGATATTTTCGTAAGTCCAACTGCTCGTTTTCAACTTCTGTCACCTCGTAAACCTGAAAAAGCGTGCGAGAGATGCGGGAGTGAATTGGTTTATAAAAATCTTGCTGATTTTCTCGGACGTGTTCGAGAGATTGCCCCCGTCCACAATGAAGAACTCTTTCAAATATTAGGTACTGTTCCCCGTATTGATATCGGAGAACAGCAGCTTTTAGCTTCGTGTATGGAAAACCCAGGTTCGCTTTTCATGACTGGTGATAAGCGTTGTTTACAGGCTGTAATGGATAACCAGGCCATCATTGCGACAGTGCATTCCAGACTGATGGATAGCGTTGTTACATTCGAAAGCGCATTGCTACTTTCGGTAAGGATGTTAGGTTTCGATGCTGTTTATCAACAATTACTCACTAATCCTAAGCCTGATTCAGTGCTGAAATTGGCAATGCGTTCGACACAACACGACGATCTTTGCGGGTGCCTCCTGTCATTCACCCGACCTGTTTATGATTATTTAGCATTCAAAGATAGGTTGCCTAGTCGAGTTGCATACATGTAATTCCTTCCCCAAATAAGCCGCAATCTAACTTGCGGTTTTTCTCTGCAAAATTTCGCGCAGAATTGCACAAATTTTATGATGATGATTTTTCAGGGGCAGGCCAGGCGGGGCGGGCCTTCCGGTGGTCTGCACATTTGCACAAAAAAGCGGGGTTTCTGCGTGCGGGCGAGGCGGGGGAATGAGCGCGCGCTGAGGGGTGGGATAGGGTCGGTATTATCTGCGCCGATTTTCGCGTCGCTGCGCCTCGCTGCTGCGTCGTTTTCGGTTCGCTGTGGTGGTTTGAGGAAAAAGAAAAGCCCCTGCCAGCAGACTGCTGAGGGGCTTACGTGCGGTGTGGTCAGTTGCGGCCGTGCTGGCCGTTCCACGGTGGTGGTGGGTGTGTCCGGGCTGGCGTCAGATTGCTGCCTGCAACAGTGCGTAAGGGTTGAAGCGCACCACGTCGATCCCCAGCCAGTCGTTTAACTCTTTCAGGCTTTCTTGTATCGGGGCCAGTTCGTTGATGGAAAACACCTTCGCCGCTTTCTCTACGTCGCCGAAGCCACCGGAGTTATTCGGCATTACCCCCATCAGAACGGGCGGCACGCGGTGCGCGGCTAACAGGTCGTCGCGGGTGGCATCTTTGATGCCGGTAAACTCATCCTTCGCCGCCACTTGGCTGAACGGCATAATTTGCAGGCCGTCTTTTTTCCCGCCCGCCGCGTAGACAAACAGGTTTTTAAAAGCACCGTTGCCGCGTGCATCTTTCAGCGACTTCTTAAGCTTTTCCACATCGTTATTATTCGCCACCGGGTCAGTGAGGTAGACGATCACACCCGCATGACTGCCGTTAATGTAGTAGTTGCGGCGGAACACCGTTGCTTCACCGTTCAGCATGGCGCTTTGTAGCGCGGCCAGATATTCCGGCGCGCCGTAGATCTCTTGGTGCGGGCTGGGGTTCTTGATCTGGCAGACGCTGCCCGGTTCGAACGCGTGATCGTCAACGTAGCGCGGAACAAACCAGAATTGAGCCGGGTCTATGCCGCGCCGCGTATATTTCGCCTGACTGTGCCGCAGTTCAATCGGCTGGCCGAGTCGGTTGCGGCGGCATTCCATGTAACAGTTACCGAAAATTAAATAATCCTGCACCCAGGCGGTGAACTCCTGCCGGGTCAATAGCGGGTGTGGTATGTAGCAACTGGCGATAACATTGCGTTTAAATATCAGCGGTGACTGGTGATAGGCGGCAACGTCGAACATGCGCGCAAGCCCGTAGGGGCTGATCGGTGGTTCATACCAGCGGCCATTGTTATGGCATTCGAGGCACTCCATAAGAGACGCGCGATCGTTGACTGCGATCGGGTCGCCAAAGCTGAAAGATTCCACGCTTTCCAGCGGGGTGGCTGCGTTGCTGGCCGTGCTGGCTGGCGCAGCAGTTGGCGCCCTGAATTTCTTTTTGCCGCTCAATTAAAACTCCTCCACAAAACTGCCGTTATCGCCGGTCACTTCCGCGCCGATCGGTTCGTTGTAAATGCCCTGCATAGTTGCCCATGCCAGATCGCCGTGATTGCTGCCACGGGCGCGATCGGACTGGTAGGTAATAACGCCGCCAGCGGTGACTTTACGCACGGTCATAAACGACTGTGCGAGATCCATCATTCCGGCGTCGAACTCAAAGCGCCCGGCGCGAATGACCATCAACATTTTGAGCACCATCGACCGCTTAAGAACCGGTGAATAGTTGTATTTCACCGCCTGCGGGAAGAACTTGATCACCAGTTGATAAACCGCATCGCCGATCCCCGTGCCGTCGATAGCAATGTGCTGAACGTTGTAGCGGGTGGTGATCTCTTTAATAAAATTGGCCTGCTCTTCGTACTCCATGCCGCGTAACTGGTGGCGCTCTACCGCGCGGAACTTACCACCCGGCACGGCTGGCGGAGCCAGCACAACCAGCCCGGCGCTGTCGCCTTTGCCGCTGCTGCCGTTGGGGTCATAGCTAACCCAGACAGGGCGATTACCCAGCGGGCGGGGTGCAAACGGGTTCCAGTCCGGCCATGCGTCCGGCATGTAGCCATCAACGCCGCAGCCCAGAATTGCGTTGTAGTCGAAGGCGCGTTCCCCGGCTTTAACGAACATGCAGCCGTACAGGTTGGCGTATTCGTCGGGGGAGTTTTCGTTACGGATTTCATCGGTATCAACCAGATCGAAGCCGAGCTTCACGGCGTCTTCCAGCGTGACTATCTGGCGCCAGATGTTATCCCCGCATAGCTTGCCGTTTTTCAGTGCCTTATAACTGGTGTCGATATCTACCCGATCGGAGCGGCGGCGGTTTTTATTGAACTGATCGCCAGTCCAGAAAGGATAGGCTTCATGTTCTTCGCTGGAAGGCGTCGAAAAGTAGGTGCGGCGCAGTCCTTTTTGTGTCGCCATGCCTGCGGCCACTGATCGCAGTTTGATGAAATTACTGATCCAGAAGGCTTCATCAAGGTACAGATCGCCGGTGTAGCTCTGGGCCGTCGCGGCGGAGGTGCCGAGAAAATACAGGATCGCACCGTTGCTTAACTCAATGGCATCACCGCCCTTAAGTTCTACTCCTATTTCCCTTGCCAGCTTCTGAATGAACCGCTTGAACTGGAACGCCTGGGCGCGGCTGGCTGACAGGAATATCTGATTATTTCCGGTTTCCAGCGCACGCAACAGCGCTTCGCGGGCAAAGTACCAGGTGGCACCAATCTGGCGCGATTTGAGGATAAAGCGGTTACGCCGGTTCCACTGTTTGAACCAGCGTTTTTGATGCTCGTATAGCGAATCAAAGACCTGGGCACGAAGCTGGGTTATCTGTTCTTCGGTGAAATGGTTTTTCGGGGTCTTCGCCTTCTTCTCTTTCTCCTGGTCGCGTCGCTCATGCCGTTCAAAGCGGTCAAGCTGGCGCGCCAGCAGGTCAATTTCTTTGAAGTCCTTCGGGGTTTTGTCGTCCTTTTCCACCAGGCGCAGGTAACGAACGTGCGTGCGATCCTGCACCCGCTGCATGGGGGTGGCTTTATCCCATTCATAGCGGCGGCGCCAACTGTAGATCGTGTTAATGCTCACCCCGATTTCCTTAGAAATCTGAGTGATGCTAAACGCCTGCCAGTAGAGGCTTTTGGCTTTTGTGCTGAGGTCTTCGGCTGTATTCATGGCAACAGGCTATCGCGCTCGCGCGCGCAACAATATCGCCGCTGGTTGTCGCCTGAGTCCGACAAAGTGAAGGCTTTGCGCCTTCCGGCTGCAAAGGGAATGATTGGGGCACTGGTTAATATCAATCGCTTACCAACCCGGAGCTTTGTCACCATGCCAATGACAAATTTTTTCCGCGCCGCAGTAGAGGGCGCAACCTGTGACGGCCGCGTGCTGGAACGTCAGCACATCACCGAAATGGCCGAACAGTACGATCCCCAGGTCTATGGCGCCCGCGTCAATCTGGAGCACATTTTAGGCTGGTCGCCGACAAGCGATTTCCGCGCGTATGGTGATGTGGTCGAGACTAAAACCGAAGAGATTGCCGAAGGCCCGTTAAAGGGCAAGCTGGCGCTTCTGGTGAAGGTGGACGCCACGGATGAACTGGTCGAACTGAAGAAGAAACGCCAGAAAATCTACCATAGCGTTGAGGTGCATCCGTCATTTGCAGACACCGGCAAAGCCTACCTTATGGGGCTGGCCTGTACTGATAACCCGGCTAGCCTGGGCACCGAAATGATGAAGTTTTGCACCCAGAACGCCAGCGCCAACCCACTGGCCGCGCGTCACTACGCACCTGAATGCTTCTTCACTGAAACCCTTGAATCGTCTCTTGAATTTGCGCAGGAAGAGCTGCCAGCGTCCGACACCGGGAAGAATTTCTTTTCCCGTATCAAGGAAATGCTGACCGGAACCCGCCAGCACTTCGATCGTGAAAATGGCGATATTCGCCAGGCGGTTGAACTGGTAGCGGAAAGCCAGGGTGAATTGCTGGACAAGATGGAAAAACTGAGCGCAGGGCAGCTTAAGAACAAGCAGACCGCCGAAGCGGTGGATAAGTTGCGCTCTGAGTTCGACGAGATGAAAGCGCAGCTTTCTACCCAGGACGCCAGCAAATACCGCCGCCCGGAAGCGACCGGCGCAACTGAAAAATCTAACGCCCAGCTTGCTGACTGCTGATCGCCGTCAGTAACGAAGGAACAGTACAGGAAAAATAACTATGCGTAATTCTACCCGTGAATTGTTTGATGCGTATCTTGAGCGACAGGCCGAACTCAATCACATCAACAAATCCCACGTAACAAAGGCGTTCAGCATTGATCCGAGCGTTGAGCAGACGCTTGAAGACAAGGTGCAGCAGTCTTCCGAAATGTTGAAGAAGATTAATATCTACGGCGTTAACGATCAGTCCGGTGAAAAAATCGGTCTGGGCGTAAGTGGCCCGATTTCCAGCACCAACAATTCCACCACCGATCGCCGCCAGCCTGTTTCTGTCACGGCGCTGGATTCGAACAAGTACACCTGTAATAAGGTGAATGCGGATACTTTCGCCTCTTATGCGCAGCTTGATGCCTGGGCAAAATTCCCGGATTTCCAGCAGCGACTGAGCAATCAGATCATTCAGCGTATCGCGCTTGATCGCATCATGATCGGCTTTAACGGAACCAGCTACGCGGATAAGTCAGACCGCAACGCTAACCCGCTTTTGCAGGATTGTGGTATTGGCTGGCTGCAACAGTACCGCGCGAACGCGCCGCAACGTGTCATGAAAGATATCACAGTGACCAGTCGCGACGATTCCAACCAGGTGATCGCTAAAGGTGATTACGGTAACTACGACTCGCTGGTTTATGACGCGGTTAACTCACTGATGGACGAATGGTACAAAGATTCGCCCAATCTGGTGGTGATCACTGGTCGTAACCTGACGGTTAGCCGTTCGTTCCCTATCATCAACGCCGTCAGCACCAATAACCCGAACTCCGAAGCGCTGGCCGGTCAGTTGATTGCCTCGCGTAAGACGATCGGCAACCTGCCTTCGTTCATCGCACCTTTCTTCCCCGATGGCAGCATGTTTATCACTTCGTGGGAAAACCTGTCGATTTACTGGCAGGAAGGTGCGCACCGCCGCCGCATTGTGGAAGAGCCGGAATATAACCGCGTCTCTACCTACAGTTCGTCAAATGATGCCTATGTTGTTGAAGATTACGGCTTCGGCTGTCTGATCGAAGGCATTACCGCCGCCGAACCAGCACCGGCACCATAAATCAGCGCAGGCCAGCTAACTGCTGGCCGCTTTGGGGGCATCATGTTGACACCTGCTCAACAACATTTTAACCGCGTGATGGCTGAACGCCGCCACGCCAGCCGTGAGCCGTCGCAGCTTGAAATGACGGCATACGAAACCATGCTTCACCGCCTGCGACTGGATAAAGCCCGTTTGAGTCGTGTCCAGTCCCAGAAGGCTAAAGCGGATTTAAAACGCGAACTCTTGCCGGACTATCAGCCGTGGATTGAAGGCGTACTTACGGCAGATTCCGGCCAGTCTGACGACGTGTTAACCACCGCCATGATCTGGTGCTGTGACTGCGGAAACATCGCCGAAGCCCTGCGCATTGGTCAGTATGTCTTGCGCCATAAGTTGCCGATGCCGGATCAGTATCGCCGCACCACTGCCACCGTACTGGTGGAAGAAATTTGCGATCCCGTCCTGGCTGCATTCAAAGCTAACCCGGCTGTTGCGCCGGTCGCCGCTGACCTGCTGGAAGCGTTACGGGGCTTAACCCTGAACGAAGATATGCCGGATGAGGTGCGCTCAAAGCTGCTTAAGGCGCTGGGGTATACGCTGCGCCTGACTGACAACGTTGAATCGCTTACCGCTGCGGTTGAATACCTGCGTCAGGCGGCAGTGTTGAACCCGAAAAAAGCAGGCGTAACCCGTGATATTGAGCTTCTGCAACGTGCGCTTAAGAAGTCCGGTCAACCTGCTGACGGTGACGGCGCAGACGGCCAGCCAGAAGCGCCCGGCGCCGATACCCAGACGGTAGCGCCGCCAGCCCAGCCAAAAGCGAAGCGGGAAGCCAAAAAGCCCGCAGCTAAAAGCAAGCCGGCAGCGAAGAAAAGAACCACGACAGCCCGCCAGAAGGCGGCGTCATAACCGAACGTGCCCCCGCGCACCCAGGCGGCACGGCAGGCGAAAACAGGCAACGCCGCGTCTTCGTCCTGCCGTCCACCGCCTGACTTATACGGAGTAGAGATCATGAGTCTGGTAGCCACTGAGCCGGTACGGCCACCATCCGATCCAGTGCCTGATGATGGCGGCGCGAAAGTTGAAAGCCTGCCATTCTGGCCGATCATTTCGCTGGCTGAACTACGCCGCGCGATGCGTCTTGATGGGCAGGTGACAACCGATCGCCTGATGTCGCGAACGGTGGAAGCGGTGGCCCATGTTAATGATCAGCTTTTCCTGTGGCGCCAGGTGCAGATTGATGCGGGCTATGAGTCATTGGCAGAAATTCCGGCCAGTCCGGTGAATGGCACTTCCGTGAAGGTATGGCGCTATAAAAACGCCGTGTATTCACTCACTAAGGCGCTGTTGATTGAAGGCTACCGCGATATTGACACCACCAGTAAAGGCGAAGACCACGCGGCGGCATTGAGCACGCAGATCGATACGCTGTGGCGGGATGTGCGCTGGTCAATCCGTGATATCCAGGACGAAAGCCGGGGCCTGGCGGAGTTGGTGTAATGAACGTTCAGGCGCAGCAAAACGACACGATCGACCTGCTTTGCTGGCGCTATTACGGCAGAACAGCAGGCGTTACCGAGGCGGTGATCGATGCCAATAAGGGCATTTCCGCCGCTACTGAGTTGCAGGCCGGGCAGATTGTCTACCTGCCAGAGATCCAGCCGCCAGCCCAGCGGGAAACCGTGCAGCTATGGGATTAAGGGGGAGGGTATGCACGACACACCACCGGGATTACTCGAACAAACAATGAAATGGATCGCTACTTATCTGCCGACACTGTTTGCGGCTGGTGCGGCGCTGAGTATTTCGGCGCTAATGAGCCTTTACGATGGGCAGTCTTTGCTTAAAACCGCCACCGGATCGCTGGTATGTGGGATTGTCACGCTTGCTGTGGCCGGTTCGCTGGAATATCTGGGGCTTCCGTCCAACGCAGTAACATTCGTGGGCGCCTCAATCGGATTTATGGGCGCGGATAAAGTCCGCAACAAAGTTACCGGGTTTATCGAAAACCGAATCGGAGGGATGAAAGGTGGAGATGAGCAATAACGGCATCAACATGCTGAAAGGCTTTGAAGGGTGCAGGCTGGCTGCTTATCAGGATTCTGTAGGCGTCTGGACGATCGGTTATGGATGGACTCAACCCGTCAACGGCGTGCCGGTTGGCAAGGGCATGACCATCACGCAGGAAACTGCCGATAGCCTGTTGCGTAGCGGTCTGGTGCAGTATGAAAAAGGCGTTACGGGGCTGGTTAAAGTCACCATCAATCAAAATCAGTTCGATGCGCTGGTTGATTTTGCCTACAACCTGGGCGTAAAAGCGCTGGAAGGTTCCACACTGCTGAAAAAGCTGAATGCTGGCGATTACGCCGGGGCTGCGGCTGAGTTTCCAAAATGGAATAAAGCAGGCGGCAAGGTGTTGCCGGGGCTGGTTAAACGTCGGGAAGCCGAACGCACTTTATTTATAGCCTGATCATTTTTAACCGTGCTGGCCGTGCGTATCGAGCGCGGTCATTTTTGACAGTGCTCCAGCACGTCCGGTATTGACGGTGCGAGCTGGCGAGAGGTTTTGAAATGGGGCTGTTGTCACGCTGGAAAGTGATCGTTTGTTTTGTGCTGGCCGCTGCTGCTGTATGGGGTTTTAGCCACTGGCGTTACAGCGCCGGTTACGGTGATGCCGATCAGCACTGGCGTGAAAAGTGGGCGCAACGTGATGCACGCGACGCCACCGCGCTGGCGCAAAGGCAGGCTGAGGCCAGGGCAGAAGAACAACGCCGACAAGGTGAAATTGATGCGATCAGAAAACAAGCCAGCCAGCAGCTTGCTGGCGTGCAGGCTGATGCCGATCGTGCCCGTGCTGCTTCTCGTGGGCTGCACGACAGGGCCGACAAACTCGCCAGGCAACTGGCAGACCGTGAACGCGCCTGCGGTGCCGGAACTCCCGGCAGAAGCGAGGCAGAAACCAGCGGCGCAGTACTGCTCGCCGACCTGTTCCGCCGCGCTGACGATCGAGCGGGGCAACTGGCAAAAGATGCTGATGAAGCAAGAGCCAGAGGATTAGCCTGTGAGGCTGCATATGATGCGGTTAAGTCCGGGAGGGATAAGTAATGCTTAAACCCGATTTGCTGCGCCAGATGATAAGCCAGCATGTGCCCTGGCTGCGCGAGAATCCAGATAATCTGGCGGTTTACCTGCGTAAAGGCCGTATGGTCAGCACCGGCCAGCGTGCTGCTGCGTTTGAGTATCGCTATACGCTGGAAGTGCTGGTGATGGATTACCCTGAATCGCTGGATACTATCAGCGTGCCGGTGCTGGCATGGGCGCGCTTATATCAGCCTGATCTGTTGTTTAACCCGGACAGGCAGCAGAACGGAATAACATTCGAAGCCGATATCCTGAGTAACAGCACGATGGACGTGCTGATCCAGATTCAGGCTGATGAAGCAGTGATCGTCACCCGTGAAGATGGCGAGATCGTCACCCGTCACCGTGCTGACCCTGCACCGGGGCCAGAAATTGGCGCGTGGTCACTGGTATTTGTTGATGAGGTCAGCGGCGAAACATGGCAGGACAACAAACCGATCCCCTCTTCCAGCAGTTAGACGACTGGCTAGCCAGTGTGGCCGCGCAGCTTTCGCCGGGGCACCGTCGCAAGCTGACGCGCGACGTTGCGATCGGGCTGCGTAAGCGCCAGCAAAAGCGTATCGCCAGCCAGAAGAACCCCAGCGGCGAAAGCTATCAGGCCCGCCGCCGCAAAATCCTTCGCACCCAGGGCGGAATAAAGTTCATATGGAATGATGAAGCCAGGGAGTTACGCAACTGGCGAACCACGGGCAGGGGTGAGCACCGCGCAATCACCGGCTATGACGTTGATCGTGGTGCCCTGCGCACGTTCTATAAGCGCGATATCCAGCGCTATATTGAAATCAATCTCAACCAGTCCAGGCAGAACCGAACCAGAAAGGATCCGATGTTCCGCAAACTGCGCACCGCACGCTTTCTTAAGGCTTACGGTACGGGCGGCATGGCAGTGGTTGGCTTTCAGGGGCATACCGCCGAAATCGCCAGCGTTCACCAGTACGGTGAAGTCGATAACGTGGTGCCGGGTGCCCGTGCGCGCTACCCGGTGCGTGAACTCCTGGGCATGACCGAGGGGGATTTAGACTGGCTGGCCGATACAGTTGTTACCTTCATGCAAGAGATTTGATTGTCACCAACCCGCCACAATGGCGCCGCGTTGTTTGCGCGCGCGCGACTCCTGATACTGACTGCATAACCCAAAAGCCGAAACGGTCGTAAAGCCTGCTACCGGGTGGAAGCGACGCCGGACAGCGTAACCGGCACCACGGGAAACAGTCAGCACTATGAATTTAAACGAACTTTACCGCCTTATCTGCAATCTCGCCCGTATTGGCACCGTGCTGGAAGTGGACACGGAAAAATACCTTGCGCGCGTCGAAACCGGCGAGAACACAACCGACTGGATCCGCTGGGCGGTGCCGCGCGCCGGTGAAGCCGTGACGTGGTGGGCGCCGACAGTGGGCGAACAGGTTTATATTTTGTGCCCCTGCGGTGAGATGGAGACGGCATTCATTGCCGGAAGCCTTTACAGCGAAGACGCACCGCCGCCAGATGCTGGCGCTACCACCTGCGTGATCCTGCACCCGGATGGCGCCCGTATCTCATATGACCCGGAGGCCAGCGCGCTGGTTGTCAGCGGGGTGAAAACGGCAAGCGTCACCGCGTCAGAATCCATTACCGCCACCGTGCCGGTGGTAACGGTCAGGGCAGACACGCGCGTTACCCTGGACACGCCGGAAGTGGTCTGCACCAACAAGCTGATCACCGCCACGCTGGAAGTGCAAAACGGCGGGGAAATGAAGGGCAATATTACCCATACGGGCGGATCGCTTTCGTCTAATGGTGTCGTTGTCCATTCGCACAAACATAGCGGCGTTCAGTCCGGTGGCAGTAATACAGGTGGCCCGGTATGAGTACAGTCCGTTATAGCGGCATGAATGCCGGTTCAGGCCATGCCATTACCGACAACGAGCATATAGCGCAGTCTATCGGCGATATTCTGTTAACGCCGATCGGTTCGCGTGTGATGCGCCGTGCCTATGGTTCGCAACTTTTCAACCTGATAGATCAGCCGGTCGATAACGCCATAACGAAGCTGCGCGTTATGTCTGCCATCTACAGCGCCCTGTATTTATGGGAACCGCGTATCTCTCTGACCAGTATCACCCTGAGCGCGCCGGGTGCCGGTCGGCTGGTTGCCACTATCCAGGCCAACCGCACCGACAATCAGACGCCATTTAACGCCGATATTACATTGAGGGGCCAGGCATGAGCGGCACGATCGATTTATCGCAGCTACCGCCGCCCGTGGTGGTTGAACCGCTGGACTTCGAAACGCTTTTCGCGCAGCGCAAGGCCGTATTTATTGCGATGTACCCGGAAGATGAACAGGATGAGATCGCCCGCACGCTTGAGCTTGAATCGGAGCCGATCACCATGCTGCTGGAAGAGAATTGCTATCGCGAATTGCTGTTGCGCCAGCGGGTGAATGAAGCGGCCCGCGCGGTGATGCTGGCTTATTCCACGGATAGCGATCTGGATAATCTGGCGGTCAACTTCAACGTTGAACGTCTGACCATTCAGGAAGAAGACGACAGCGTTACCCCGCCAGTTGAAGCCGTGATGGAGTCAGACCCGGATCTACGCACGCGTACCCAGCAGGCTTTTGAAGGTCTGAGCGTGGCCGGGCCAACGGCGGCGTATGAATTTTGGGGGCGTTCCGCAGACGGGCGCGTAGCTGATATTTCGGCGGTCAGTCCTACCCCTGCCTGCGTCACCATTTCGGTGCTGTCGCGCGAGGGTGACGGAACGGCCAGCGAAGATCTGCTTTCCGTGGTCGCTGCTGCTCTGAATGATGAAGAGGTGCGCCCGGTGGCCGACAGGGTAACGGTGCAGTCTGCGGAGATCGTGCCGTATCAGATTGATGCAACGCTTTACATCTATCCGGGGCCGGAAGCCGAACCAGTCCGGCAGGCATCGGAGCAGCAATTACAGGCGTATATTGCCGCGCAGAATCGCTTAGGCCGTGATATCCGTCTTTCGGCTATCTATGCCGCGCTGCACGTTGAAGGCGTCCAGCGCGTTGAACTGGCGCAGCCTGTTGCGGATATCGTGCTGAGTGACTACCAGGCATCGCACTGCACCGAATACACCATAACGGTGGGTGGTTACGATGAGTAATGACCTGTTACCACCCAGCGCCAGCAGGATGGAGCGCATCGCCGCACGCGTCTGCGCGTCGTTGGGTGAAGTGCCTGTGCCGCTGCGCCAGTTGTGGAACCCGTGGACGTGTCGGGCTGATCTGCTGCCCTATCTGGCGTGGGCCTTCTCCGTTGATCGTTGGGATGAGGCCTGGCCGATCAGCACGAAGCGTAAGGCGGTAGCCGATGCGTTCTACCTGCATAAGTACAAGGGTACAACGGGCGCCATGCGCCGGGTTGTGGAGCCGTTCGGCTTCTTCATCCGGGTTAACGAGTGGTGGAACATCGACACCGCACCGGGCACTTTCACGCTGGATATTGGGGTGGAAGACCAGGGCATTAGTGAAGAAACCTATCAGGAGCTTGAACGCCTGATCGCCGATGTGAAGCCGTGCAGCCGTCATATGCTGGGAATGTCTCTTCACCTGCAAACAACCGGCGATTTGTATATCGGCGCGGGCAGTTATTCCGGCGATACGCTGACCGTATACCCGTATTTCCCTGAAACCATAGCCGTGGGCGGTGATGATTACACCGGGGCGGCAATCCATTTAATTGACACCGTGGAGATCGCAAGTGGCGACTAAATATTATGCCGTGCTAACCAATGTGGGCGCGGCGAAACTGGCAAATGCCACGGCATTGGGTGCGCAGGTTGAGATCACCCAGATGGCTGTAGGCGATGGTAACGGCGTCTTGCCGACGCCGAACCCGGCACAAACGGCGCTGGTTCATGAGTTGCGCCGCGCGCCACTCAATAGCCTGAGCATTGATCCGAACAACGCCAACCAGATTATTGCCGAACAGGTAATACCCGAAGACGTGGGCGGGTGGTGGATCCGTGAAATCGGTTTGTTTGATAAAGATGGCGATATGATTGCCGTCGCCAACTGTGCGGAAACCTATAAGCCGCAGTTACAGGAGGGAAGCGGGCGCGTGCAGGTGGTGCGCATGATTCTGATTGTCAGCAGTACCGCCGCCGTGACGCTGAAAATTGACCCTTCGGTAGTGCTGGCAACCCGCCAGTATGTTGATGATCAGATAATCCAGGTGAAAGCTTATGTTGATCAGCAACTCGCGGCGCATGTTGCTGCGGCTGATCCTCATACGCAATATTTGCTTGAGTCGGATATTGATAAATATATCCCTGTAGGGTTCCCGCTTCCGTGGCCGCAGGCAACACCGCCAGGCGGTTGGCTTAAGTGCAATGGCGCAACGTTCGATAAAGTCAAATATCCGAAGCTGGCGACGGCTTACCCTTCTGGAATTTTGCCAGATTTGCGCGGGGAATTTTTGCGCGGCTGGGATGATGGGCGCGGAGTAGATTCAGGGCGTGCATTATTGAACTCGCAATCTGGAATGATTGAAAAACACAGGCACTATGTTGTCGAAAATACCGTTTATGACCAAACCGACGAATGGGATATTGGTGTTATTGTTAAATCAACTTATACCCAGGGAAGGGGGTTAGATGCCGGATCGCCAGGTTCGTTAATTGTTGCCCCTACATTGCATACTAAAGGACGTATTGGTAACACTGGAGGCGTGGAAACACGACCGCGCAACGTTGCATTTAACTACATTGTGAGGGCCGCATAATGACGCAGGCAAAATTAAACAGTGAACTTATTGCCACGGTGGTCGGTGATATCACGGTGTTTAACTACGACGGCGAGACGCGCGAATACCTGTCTACATCCGTGGAATATCTGGCTGTAGGCGTCGGTCTCCCCGCAAATTCCTGTACTGACGCACCAGGCGAAGCGAAAACCGGTTCGGCCATTTGCCGAACAGCCGATTTTACCGCATGGGAATACATTGCTGATCATCGTGGTGAAACGGTATACAGCACTGAAACAGGCGAAGAGGTTTCCATAACTGCGCCGGGTGATTATCCAGAAAATACCACCACCCTGGCACCTGCTACGCCATATGATACGTGGAACGGTAGCGAGTGGGTGACGGATACTGAAGCGCAGCACGCGGCGGACGTGGAAGCGGCGGAGCAACAGAAAACAGCGTTATTGAGTGAGGCGCAGGCAACGATCAGTCTCTGGCAGACGGAGCTACAGTTAGGCATTATCAGCGATGAAGATAAAATCAGCCTGATCGCTTGGATGAACTACATCAAAGCCGTGCAGGCGGTGGACACGTCAAAAGCGCCGGATATCATCTGGCCGGATAAGCCGGAATAAGTTTTCATTCCGGCACGCATGGCCGGTTCTAACCGTGCTGGCCGTGAGTATCGAGTACAGTCATTTTTAACGGTGCTGTAGCACGGTCAGTTATGGCGGTGTGTTCCGGAAGACGAAGCGGGCAAAGGCCCGCTTTTCTTATATCGAAAGGTTGGTTTTCACCAGAGAGAAGAGATCGTCGGTGGTAGTTTCGGCCAGCTTTTCCCGTATGTCCTCGCTTACCCGTTTCAGGTTGAGCGTAAAATCAATTTTCTTTGCCTTCCCGTCCTTAAAAAACTCCGTCCGGTTTTGCGTGATCTGCTCAATTACATACATGCCGTAGATCCTGCCCGTGCCTTCTATCAGGGGCCACGGGCGCCCGGAAAAAGCCATAGTTTCCAGCATGACAAGCGACACATCACCGCCGCTTATTTCGGGGTACAGCGTGCCGCTGAGCACGAAAGGTTCTTCATCTGCGCCGATGAACTGATAGCGCGGGGATTTCCCCACGCGATCGTTTTTGACGTGCCGCCAGGAGTTGGTTTTATTCGCACTCTGGTAAGGCGTGGTTTGCAGTGAAAAGGGGAACATCCCCAGAATCATCATCATGATATTGCCCTTAGACGTGATCAGTCAGTTGGGAACGCTTGCGCCGGTCGGCCTGCTGCTTCGCTAACGCAAGTTCTTCGCGCACGCGCCTGATAATGGTTTCTTCATCCAGTTTCTGGCCGCTAAAGTCGAAGTTAAGGTTATATACATCGCCGCCCGGCGCAGGCATGAGCGCAGCGACGGAATCCGCAGACGGCGACGCCGAAACGGGCACCCGTGCGGCGGGCTTCTCAACCTGCCACGGCGTAACGGAAGCGATCAGCGATCCGGCCTGCTGCGTCACCCAATCGGTAAGGGATGGTAGCTGGCGCTGCGCCTGCTTAAGCGGTTCCGAATATCCGCCACGGATCGGGATATAGGGCTGCTTATTCTTGAAGACGATTTCGCCGGGGCCGTCTTTCTTCTCCGTGGTATTGGTGGCGATCTTATCCAGGTTGCTGCTCATCTTCGGCACGATGTTGGCCGGGCCTTTGAGCGAGTTAATCAGGTTGTCCTGTTTTTTCTGCTCATCGGTTTTCTTTTTCTCTTCGGTTTTTTTGCTTTCCTTCGCGACTGCCTGCACGTCACCGGAAAAGGCGTTAACCCGGTCAGCCAGATTGTTGACCGCTTCAGGCGTCATTTGCTGCGCAACCTGCTGTGCAGCTTTCGCTGCGTCGGGAATGGCGCCCAGCTTTTCCAGAATCCAGCCCAGCCCTTTGGCTACGGCCTGAATGGGAAGCGTCAGCGCGCTTATTGCAGCCCCTACCACCTTGCCGAATGTTTCCCCTGCACTGGTACAGGATGCCAGCGCTTCACTGGAAAACTGGATCGGTTCCAGCAGTTTGGTAAACCACTCCCAGACGCCGCTGATCGCGTTGCCGATACTGTCAAAAATCGGGGCCAGCGGTGCAAATACGGCGTTAAATGCCTGCGTGATAGGTTGAAGGCCAGCCATCAGGCCGGTAAAGAATCCGCTGAAAAATGCCTTAATCGGTTGCCAGAATTTAATGACTGCCACTGCTGCCGCAGCAAAGAGCGCAATCAGCCCCCAGACGGGCGCAGAAATGCCAGCCAGTAGAGTGATAAGCGGGCCGAATACCATGCGACCAGCGCTTAATAATGCCTGCATAGGCGAGCCAGCAAGCCACTGGAACGCACCACCCAGGCGCATTACTCCGCCAGTTAGCCGCGCTATTCCTCCTTCCCCAGCCAGCGTGGTGAAGCTGAGGCGAACAAGTGCCATCGGGCCGAGTACTGCGCCGATGGACAGCATCAGACCACCTACGACAACCAGTAACGCGCCTATGGCTGCGGTGGCTTTCATTATTGAGCCAACCAGCGCCGGGTTTGCCTCAACCCAGCGGCGGACGCTGCCAACCACCTTACTGACGGTAAGCATGATATCCATCAGCGGATCGCGGAGCGTTTCCCCTGCTGAACTGAATGCGTTAACCGCGCCGGTTTTGGTCAATTGCCACTGAGCAGAAAGGGAAGCTTTATTGATATCAGATTCCCGATTCATGGAACCTTTAGCGGCTGCGCCCTGCGTCAGTTCTATCTGGCGGCGTAGTTCGGGCAGGTTGTTCGCAAGTTTCTGCGCATCATCGCCGAACTCTTTGCCAAAAATCTGAGTAAGGTTGGCTACCTGCTGATCCGGGGCCAGTTTTTTGGACGCTTCCAGCACTGAAATGATTGTGCCCATCGCGTCCACTGACATGCTCTTCTGGACTTTTTCGGCACTGAGGCCGAGGGCGTCCAGACCCTGCATAAAGTTTTTGCCCTGAACCGTAGCGATTGATAGCTCGCGCACCATTGCATTGGTGGCGCTGGCAGCAACTTCGGCAGGGGTGCCGAGCGTCAGAAAGGTGGAACCCAGCGCGGCGGCTTGCTTGTAATCCAGTTGGCTGGCAAGCCCGCCAACGCGCTGGAGTACGTCGATAATATCGGAGCCTTTCGACTTCGCGTTATCGTCCAGGTAGTTTATGGCGTTGCCCAACTGTTCAATATTCTGGGTTGGGATTTTATACAGCCCGGCAATTTTACCCAGGCTTTCAGAAAGCTGATCGGCGGGCAGTTCAAAGGCTACCGAAGCCTTTGCCGCCATGCTGGCAAAAGACAGCAGATCGGCTTTTTGCTTTTGCCACGGATCATCGCTGTTTGCGACGCCCATACGCGCGCCGCCTTCGACCAGGGCGGCATAGTCAACAGCACCGTTAGCCATTGGCAGCTTTTCGCTGGCATCCATGATCGCCCGCTGCATTTCTTCATACTGCGGGGTGCGGTTGCCGCTGTCGTCACGCAAGCCATTTACCTGTTTGGCTACGCCCTTCATCGCGTCTTCAAGGCTGCTGTAGGATTTCACCGCAGCGGCGACAGGTGCGAGAGTTGCCGCACCCATAGCGGCGGTTTTCATTCCCCCGCTCATCATCTTTTCGCCGGTTTCTTTGGCGCGGCTGTAACGGGCCTGCGCCTGGTTAACAGCGTCAAGCCGTCGCTGCTGTTCGGCAAGCTGGCGGTTGTATTGCGCGGTGCGCTGGCTGATCTGTTCCGTCGCCCGGCTGGCGCTGCTAATCGCAATGCCTTCGCTGTAGAAGCTGGCGCGCAACTGGTTAAGCTGCGTCTGCTCGCCTTTCTGCTGCTGGGTTAACTGGCGAATGGCTGCACGTTGCTGATTGAGGGCGGCAACCTGTTCGGCGCTGCGCTGGCGTAACGGGCCATAAGCCGCCGCCATTTGCCGGGCCTGTTCTTTCGCCTGGGCCAGTTGTTCGGTGGTTTTTTTATTGGCTGCGGTGAGGCGATCAAAGCTGGTTGCCTGACGCTCAAGCCCTTTAATGCTGGTTTTGGTCTGATTGATTTGAGACGCCAACGCGGCGGCACTCTGGCGCGCCGCGTTGACAGGGCGGGACATATTATTCAGGGCGCTGAATGCCACCCTGATATTTAAATTGCGGTCTGCCATTTAGTGATCTCCACCACTGCGTGCAGCCGCCTGATCACGCCATAACAGTATTTCCTGTACCGTCATGGCGTCCATCTCTACCGGCCGCCAGTGGAATATGACGGCGATATCTGCCATCAGGTCTTCTATGCGTTCGCAGGGGCATCGGATGATTCGTTGCCCGTATCCGTCGCGGTCAGATCCGAAGAGGGTTGCAAAAAATCAACCACCGCGTTGGCTAGCTGGCAAAAATCCCAGGTATCCATACGGGCAATCTCATCGGCGGTTAGTGCCGGAGCGGTAACGCGGGGCAGCAGAATAACCAGCGCGTCGTAGTTGGACGTCAGCACGTCATAGGCTTTTAAGCCGCGCAGGGATCCAGCCTGTTTAAGCACGGAAGTGATCGCCACTTCGGTGATTTTTGTCTTACCGCGCGTAATAGGTGCGGTAAGAATAACGGTGTTTTCTTTGGTCTTGCTCATGGTGCCGGGTTTCCTTATAGGCCGATGTTAGCGCGGTGTTTTTCCAGCACATCCACACCGGCAACTTTGTAGATCATGTTGAGCACATCAATTTCGATAATTTCTTCGCTATTGATGGTCAGCTTGTAATAGGTGTTTTTCAGGGTGTACTTATGCGAAGTATCATCCCCAACCTTTGCCGAACCGGGATCCAGTTCAGTGAAGCGGCCACGCGTCTGGATTTCGCACGGTACGGCGTCGCCGGTCGCATCGTCCTGGTAAGAACCAGCAAAGCGCACCTGCATTCCGTCCGCAGTGGTAACGCCCCATTTTTTCATTAGCCCGGCATCCATACCGCCCAGCGTAATATCCATATCTAGGGCGCCAGCATCGAAGCCCAGATCCACCGCGACAGAACCCGGCATACCGCCCGCCTGGTAGTCTTCGGTTTTTTTGGTGAGTTTGGCGGGGGTAATTTCCGGCACCATGCCGAAGTAGTTATCACCGTCAAAGAACATATTGAAATATTTGAGTTTCTTAGGCAGTGCCATAAGCGCCCCCGGTTAGTTATTCACTGCGCTGGAAAACGTAGCGAAATATTCGTCGGTAAACTCCTGTACCAGGCTGAGATTTTCCAGCGGTGGAACAGGGGTGTAGTTGTACTTAATGGTCAGTTGACCATTGCGCAGGGTTTCCGAGGTATTCGGTTCCGGGTCATACCAGCAGCGGGCGCCCAGCAGCTTGCCAGCCGTCACGTATGAGGTCAGCTTCTTATTGATGCCGTCCACAATGTCCTTTACCAGCGACGGGGTAAGCGGTTTATCAACATAGGCGAAATGGGCTTCGGCGACGGTATCCGCAACGATCTGCGCGGTTCGGGTATAGCTTTCGAAGATATACGTTTCCGCGTCGCAGGTGCGCGATCCCCAGATGCGGTAGCCGTCCTGCTTGATCAGCGTGGTAACGCCTGCTGCGTTCAGTTCGTCGGCGTCGGTATCGGTGCCCTGCAACGTGAAATAGATATCCCGATCCATCCCCAGCACGTTATTAACGGGCACGTTGGAAATGGTTTTATGCCAGCCCTGCGTTGCGTCGATTTTGGCGCGCATCCCAACCGCATGGGCACCAACGGGCACGGTGGCATTAGCCCCGGCGTTGGTGTCGTAGCAGATGAAATTAGGCCAGATAACCATCATTTCACGCTGGGAGAATTGCTCGCGGTATTCCTTCACTTCGGCGATGGTGTTGCAGCCGTTCGCTGCCACGTAAGCAAACGCGCGCAGCTTTTCGGCAATGACGCCGAGTTGTGCGGCTACCGCTTCCGTATCAAGCCCAGGAACAGCCAGTACACGCGGGCGCACGCCTACGCGCATTTCGGCAGACAGCAGCGCGTACATGCCGGTAAAGCGCCCGTTTGCGTCGGTGCCGCCGATAACCAGTTGATCCTGTGTCTGTGCGGTGCCGCCTTCTGGCGGTTCGATATTTGCAGCATCAGCAACGCGGATCACAATGGTTTGTGGGCTGGTCTGGTCTGAAATAGCTTTCAGGGTAGTAAACAGGGTGCCGGTTTTACCTGCCTTGCCCAGCATGTTAGCCACGCGGGTGATCAGTACAGGGGTATCCAGCGGGAACGCTGTTTCGTCCGCATCATCAGCGGTGCAGACAACGCCGATCACCGCCGAATCAATGTCGGTGATCATCGTGCTTAGGTCGGTGGTTTCCGTGACGGTTACACCGTGATGGTAGTTAGTGGCCATGTATTTGCCTCGCCAGTTTAATGACTGCGAATATCATTGCGGCAATGGCAGGCCGATGCGACGAATAAGGGTTGTCAGCAACCTGCAACAATGACGGGGCGTTGTTCATGCGCGCGCGCGTGGCGACGATGTACCCCATCATGATGAGGGGGTTGATATGGACACGACAGAAAACCGATATTCGCCACGCCCGGCGTTCAGTATTGAGATTGAAGGTAAGCAGCTTACAGCGCTGGATAACCGGCTGATCTCCCTTTCCCTGACAGATAACCGGGGCTTTGAAGCGGACACGCTGGATCTGACTCTGGATGATGCAGACGGACAGGTAGCATTACCATCACGCGGCGCAAAGATATCGGTGGCGCTGGGCTGGGATAATGATCCATTGGTTTTTAAGGGCGTGTATACGGTTGACGAGATCGGACACGCTGGCCCGCCTGACCAGCTAATGATCAGTGCCAGAAGCGCAGATTTCCGCGATACTTTCAACGTGAAGCGGGAATATAGCTGGCACGATATTACCGTGGGGGATGTGGTCGCCAGCATTGCCAGCCGCTACGATCTGCGTGCGGGTGTCAGCGAAGAACTGGCGAAGATTGAGATAGACCACGCCGATCAGACGAGCGAATCAGATATCAGCTTCTTAACGCGTATGGCCGAAATGCTAGGGGCGGTGGCAACCATTAAAAACGGTATGCTTCTGTTTATCACGCCGGGCAAGGGAGTAACGCAAAGCGGCAAGCCGTTGCCAGTGATCGAGATCGTCCGGTCAAGCGGTGATAAACATCGGTTTAACGTAGCTGACCGCGACGCGTACACGGGCGTAACTGCATACTGGCTTGATCTCAACTTTGGCAAAAAACCATCCACTACCGTGAAGAAAACCACCCGCAGGCGACGCACCAGTCAGACCAAAAAGAAAGAACCCGCATCAAGCAAAAAAGAAGGGGATTATCTGGCCGGGGCCGAAGGTAATGTTTTTGTTATCCGTAAAACCTTCAAGACGGAAAAAGCGGCGAAGCGTGCCGCTGCGGCTAAGTGGCGAGAGTTGCAGCGTGGGGCGGCGACGTTCAGCATCACCCTGGCGCGTGGCCGCGCAGATTTGTACCCGGAACAGCCCGCCAGCGTCTACGGCTTTAAGTCCACGATCGACAGTGGGAACTGGACGATAACACGGTGCGTTCACGATATTGGCGGGGGAGGGTTTACCACGTCGCTGGAACTGGAAGTAAAAATCGACGACTGGACAGCGGAGAGTGACGATTCAACGTCTTAAGCGTTATACTTGCGTTGATATTAACCAGTCCTGAAAGGAGGCCCGCGTATGGCAATGCGCTGTCCTCGCTGCCGTGCAATAGCAAAAACCAGAACCAGCGTTGAGCTGAGTTTGCTTGTACGGCGCAGCTATCACCAGTGTCAAAATATGTTGTGCGGGTACTGTTTCACCAGCATGACGGAAATAGACGGTTCACTTAATCAGACCCAGCCAGCGCCCGGCGCGATGGTGCCACAAGAAGCTTTTCCACGAAGTCACCACGGTGAAGATCAGCTATCGCTGGCATTATAAAAGCGGCCCCTAAATGGGGCCGTTATTTATTTCATATTTATGGCTACAAACCTTGATCGTGTAAGGTTTTCACTTAAATATTGATCGCCACTATCCCCGGCCTTCTTACCCCAGATATCACACGAAGATTCGCCACCTTGAAAAACGTAGCCTTTGGTTAAAATGTCGTTAGTCACATAAATATGATCGAATAAACTAGCCTTCCATGCCCTGTTAGATTCCCCATGATTGAAGTAGCTGAGACATACGGACTGGACGGCGCTTGTCGCCTGTAATTCTTCTATGCTGTCAAAATTGAATGCGACCACTAAAGCTTTGTTGTAAATGACGGGCTTAACTGTGAGGTTCAACTTACCGAGCGCCTTAGATAAAGCCGGGGGTAGTTGATTGGTCGCTTCTGAAAAGTCGATAGTGGTTGTTAATTGTTCTTTGGGTTTAGCCGCGGGTTGTGTTTGAACTGTGGTTGTCACTGCTGGCTGAGGCTTATTTTCAGCAACAGCTTTCGGCGCTACTGGTGCAACCATTGAACCTATGATTGCTGCCAAGAGGCACACCCCGAAGTAGATAGCAGATGAGCGCTTTCGATTTGGCATAAAAACCCATTTGGGATTGATTAGCCCAATCCAAAAAGTGATCCCAGCAACAGCAGCGATAACGGTGATGATTGTTTCCATTGAGTACCCTCCGTATTGAGGCGGGTATTATTGTCGATGGTGCTCAAAAACGGAACAGCCAAGCGCGGTGCGCCTGGCTGCTTCTTTGTCGAAGTGTAGTCAAAATGTAGACGAAGATTAGAATAAATCCTTTTATTCCATTGTGTTACTGGCTGGATTTCTTCACCATCCCTGTCTTCCCCCCTCATGATGAGGGGGTTTTTTTTGTCAACCGCTTAGAAAAAACCCTAAAAATCAGCCTATCATAAAACTGCTATAAGCAGTTGTAAGGCGCTTTAAGCATGTAGAGTAGACATTCCGTAGACAATTCTGCAGACCAATCTCCCGTTAACAATCCCCCAATGTAACGCTGAAAATTTAAATTTGATCCGCTTAGCACACATAAAAAAAGCTGTAAAAATTAACAGGTGTTAGTTGACAAATACAAAAATTTGCACCAACATCCAGGTTGACAAATTTAGATTTTTGCACGGAGAAACTTGATTGATGGCTAACTACAAATTGCCGTGGCATTTTTACCCACAATTGAATGAAGATCGTCTATCTACTATCGCTGAAGAGTTACTTACTGTTCTGGATCAGACGTATGAACAACTTTCTACCCCATATGATGACAACTATACTAGGGGGACTTGTACTTTTGGGCGGCAAAGACAAATGCTCTTAGCGCTCTGTATGAGTGGTAAACATAACTGGTTGAATCTTAAGCATGCTGGCATGGATATCACTTTTGAAATCGATGCTATACCAGTACGTTTCTTTGCGGATGATCCTGAGAGTCCTAAGAAACCTGGTTTCTACCGTAGAAATGAAGTTGATCAGCTGTTCGAGCCACAATTAGAAATACCAACATTACATCGTTTTGTGGTAGAAAAGCCTGAGTTTGAAGGTGAGGGCGCGCGCGTTCATTTCATCGGTTATAACATGCTTGATGAGATTGTATCTAAGTGGACATACGGCGATGAACGCTTGGCAATACTGCATTCTACCGATGATACCCCACCAGAAGCAGTCAAAATTGAGTTGGATGATATTCGTCCTTCTGTTCCTGATAAAAAGGAAAAGAACGGCGATAATGAATAG